TAATATAGACGTAGATGCCATAAGACTCAACCCATAATTCTAGTAATACTTAAATAGAAAGAAGGATAATTTTTGTTATGTCCGCAACAGGTACTTTTGTTAAATCTGCTTCTAGTGTATATGCAGAATATGGCTATGAAACCAATTTTGGCGGGGGGGTTACAAATCCACCAATTAATTTTGGTAAAGAAGTTAAAGTAAGTTCATTAGAGTTTAAAAATAATCAAATGCCACTTGGACAATTATATAGTCCTGAAATTGAATCTTTCGCTTATGGTAGAAATGAAGGTAAGGCTTCAGTAGAATATGTATTATCTAATCCATGGTTTTTACAGTCTATTTTGGGAGCAGCTACTTCTTCAGTAGCAACAGGAAGTTTATATAAACATATATGGAAATCTAATCCAGCAAATAACACAACAATTAGAGATTTAAAATCTATGGCACTTAGATTCGGATTTAATGTAGGAACAGGATCAAGTGATGATTTTGTAAGAAAACCAGTAGGTTGTATTTGTAGTACTATGTCATTAAGAATGGCATTAAATGATACTATTAAAGTTACACAAGAAATTATTTGGGGTGCAGAAACTAAATCAGAAACATTTGCAACTCCAACAGGTGCAGATATAGCTAATGCAATACCATATACATTTGTTCATGGTGTTATTACAAGTCCAATAACAGGATCAACTTTAGCCACAGTTCAAACATTTGACTTAAACCTTAACACAAATGCAGAACTATTATTTGAAATGGGTGAAGCAAATGCTAAAGATGCTTGGCGTAAAATTTTAGAAATGACAGGTAAAGTAGGATTAACAGTTAAAGATTCATCATTTTTGAGTGAAGTTTATGATAGAGAAGAATCACCAAATAACTTAGTTGTAACAATTTCAAATGGATTAACAGGAACATCAGAAAGAAGTATTAAATTTACTTTTACAGGTTGTAGTTTTCATACTCATAATACAACAGGTATTGCTCCGGGTGAATTAGTTTTACAAAACGTAGATTTTCAATGTAGAAGGGTAGAAGCTGAAGCAAAGAACTTAAGTCAAACAGTACCATAACCAAACACTTATATATACATTATTTATTATATAATCAATGTCAACAGATTTAAGTACACATCAGTTTCAAGCTAAAGTTAATGGTCAAGATGCAACAATTAAAATTAAAACAGATTTAACTTGGGGTGAAACTCAGGAATTATTATCTCAATCAGTTAGGGTATTAGATAACGGTCAAAAAGATTTTCTATTCAATAATTTTTGTGATATATTATTACAAAAAACCATTATTGATGGACTACCATTTCCACCTACTAACGTTGTGAAAATGAGGGAATTACCTATGAGCGAAGTTAGTGTGATCTTGGGGGAGATCTTGAAAATTATCCCTTTAGAGAGTTATTTCAGCAATCTAGGGATGAACAACTTAGAGATTCCAAAAGTATAGAAAATCAAGTTTACGGATATTGTGCTTTAGCATTTGGGTGGGATAAAAATCAGGTGGATGGGCTTCCTGCCAAATATGTTCTTGACACTATGTTTATATCTATGAAGATGATTAAAGAAATATTCAATGGAGTCAAAATATGAGCAGTAATAACACATACACACTAAAAATAGCAATCGATGATAGTAAAATAAGAGACTTAGAGAAACGACTAACTGGAATTATGAGTGGATCTGCTTTAGGCGGGGCTAATCCTGTACCTGCTCAAGGTGGAAATCAAAAAGGTGTGATGAATAATATATTAAAATTAGGTGCAATAGCAGTAGGTGTTACTGGTGTTCTTGCATTAGTTCAAAAAATAGTTTCAATGACAGTTGATGCTTCCCCAATGTTAAAACAAATGTTACAATTATTTAATTTTAGTATAATGCTTATTTTAAGACCAATCGGTGATTTCTTTGGATTCTTCCTTAGACCTTTATTGATATATTTCTTGCGAACTGTTGCGTTGCCATTTTATAGAACATTTAGACCAATTATGATACAATTAGGAACATGGTTAGGAACTCAACTAGTTGATAATTTAAAAGAAGCAGAACAAGCAGGCGGTAAAAAAGCTTGGGAAGAAGGATTTGGATTAGAAGATGGGATAGCAAATTTAAAATCTAATTTGTTAGCATGGGGGGCTTTATTTAATGTTGTAGATGGTGAAAATGATTCTTTTGAAAATATGAAAAAATGGATAGCAGATTCAGAAGCAAACTTTGGAAAAATAAATGATTTCTTTACAGGAATTGGAACAGGTATTGATGGATTTACAATATTAGCTGATGAACAATTTGAAACATGGAAAACAAATGTTACTACTTGGCTTACAGCATGGAATCCTATTATGTTCCTTGTTAATTCAATTAATGGTTGGATAGCAGAACTTGAATTACCAAGTTGGGATGATGTTACAGAAACATTTAAAACAATAGAAACTGCCGTAGGTGATCTTGCAACCGCAATTTATGATGCTATATGGGCTATTATTGATAAAATAACTCTTGGATTACTTAATAACAAAGATGATGATGATAAACCTAACACCACTAATAATACATTTATGATTGATATTGACGGTAATGGAGTTAGTGATTTTGATGAAGGTATATGGAAATCACTTAGCGATATTATACAAGGGGGTAAACAATAATTGGCTAAAGTTAAACTAACTAAATTTAGATTACAATCAACATCAACTGCTTCAAAAACTGATCCTTTATTTATTTATGAATTAGGTAATTTTAAAAGATTTAGTTATGATATTAATTCCCCTGTATCACCAGCTCCTTTACCTGAAGAAGATTCTGATGAAAACATTCTTTTAAAAATTGAAGGTAATAGTTCACAAATATCGTTAGCATGGAAAATAAAAGATGAATCACTTAATAGATTAATCACAAATAATTCAGAAAGCGGGGATGGAGATTATTATTTCCCTAGTAACGGTAGTACAAAAACTGTTCAAGAACAAGTTCATTTTATAAGAAAATTTTTCAGGGCAGCTAGTATTGATGATGCTTATCAATTAGAAGTTGAATATGATTCCAGTGATCCTAGTAAAAATTTAATTTTTCTTGGAACATTTTCACAATTTCATTTTGATACTGCTGAATTAGAAACATTAACTCTTAATGCAACTTGTAAATTTTTGGAAGGAAATGTTCAAGCATTATATGAATTAGATGTGGCTTCACCACCACAAAATTTTGTTGCAAGTTCATCTACAAGTCAAACATTAACATATAATTGGGATGTTCCATTAACAAGTGGTTCTAGTGCAATTACAGGTTATAATTTATATTATGCAAAATTAGGGCAATCTTATCAAAAATATTTTCATAATTCAACTTCAACTTCAAAAACAATATCTGATACAGATACCGGAGTAAATATTGATGCTAATACAGAATATAGAACTTATCTTAAAGCCATTACATTAGTTGGTGAAGGACAACCTTCAAGAGTAAGAAACATACAGGTGAGTTAATGACACATTTAGCAAAGTGTATAGTAGTAGAAACTGATACAGGATCACCTGTTACTCATTATTATTATCCAAGAAAAGCTACTTTAAAATATGAAGGAAATAAAAGACCTGATAGATTAAATGCAACTTTTGGATTTCCAAACAAAGTTAGGGAAGGTTATGAAGTGTCATATATACAAGATATAATTGATACAACGTATTTATCAGGTGTATATCCTATGCAATTATCATGTTTTGATGAATCGGGATATAATCAAGATCCAACAGATCCCGCAGAATCAAGGTTTGTTAAAGTTACAAGCGGTAGATACAAAGGACATTACGCACTTGATTTTAATACTAATAGAACAAGTTCAGGTGATTTTGCAACAGGACAGGGTGTTGAAATACCTAGTTCTAAAGTTACAAATATTGATCTTTCAAAACAATTTGACATTAATATATTGTTTACACCTAACACAACACAGTTTAATGATGGTAGTGATGAGCCTATTTTATGGGGATTTCGTGACAGTAATGCAGGATTAGATATAGGAATAACGGGAACAAATGGAAATAATAATTCATGGCGGGGATTTGTTAGATATGAAACAACAGCTAGTAGTGTTATAAGTACAATGACAGGAAGTAGTGAAAAAGCCATGACGGGAGTTCCCGTATATATAAGAGTAAAACGTGGTTCAGATAATGTAATAAGATTATATGTTAATGGTGTTGAAGATGCAACTGCTTCAGTATCTAATAGTTTACAACCAACTTCTGATACAATGACATTTGGGGATTCATTTGTTAGTAATTCATCTGCATATAAAGGACAAATTCATTTAATTAAAATATATTGTGGAAGTGATTTAACTTTTGGTCAAGCAGAAAAAATGCGTATGTCAAGACCACAACCACAATTTATGAAATTTAATGGTAGAATTAGAAAAATGACAAGTAATCAATCATATAAGGAAGTTCAATGTCAAAGTAATTCATATAGACTTACAAAAAGAACTCTAGGATCTAATTCCACACCATCTGCTATTGCACTTACAGGAACATTTAAAACTATTTTGCAAAACGCAGTTGATGAAATTGATAGTGATTTTAAAGTAAGAGCATTAGATTCATTTGCTCATATACCATTTTCAAGTTATAATGCTTCGGCATTAGGAAATATATATGAAGTGGGATCATTTTTACAATTTGCAGATATATTATTAAATTATAGTAAAACAATAATGTATTTAACACCTAGAAAAAAACTAATTATAGAACAGGCAAGTAATGTAGATAATCAAAATAGTTTAGTTGGTCATACAACTGATTATGTTTTTAATCAAAATGCAGAAATATATAGATATAAAATAACAAATTCAGAAGATAATGATGCTAAATTAGTTAATGAAGTTGTAGTTACGGGAAGATCAAATACAGATGCAAATTCTTCATTTACACCAACATCAGGTATGAGAAGAACATTAAGAAGAAATGTGATGCAGTTAGATAACGATATTGGATTAAAAGAATATGCAGATAGAATAAGGAAAAATTTACAAGGTACTATTACTTTTGATAAACCACCTACAAAATACGTTATACAAACACCTACACCATGCCATTATGTAAGGTATAATCATATAGTAAAAGTAAAACGAAATAATGGAAATACAACAAGTATATCAGGAACACCTAGTAGAGTTATTGATGAATATGTTATAGTTAGACAAATTGAACATATTTTCCCACAAGGAAAAACAATAATTAATGTAGGTGAAAATGATATTGATTATTTTGATGATGAAGTAGATGTAACTAGAACACAATCAGGTTTAGTAGATACAACAATTTAGACAAAATCATCAGGGCTAAATCCCTTCTTTTTTACATCTAATTTTTTAGACCAATCCACAACATCAGGGGGCAAAGTTAGATCCCTCAAATGTTGTTCAATTTTACGCAATAATTCATTTGTAATATCTAGCCTATCTTCTATCTCTTTAAACATTTATATTATAGAAGTTCCTTGTATATATTAATGTTTACACATAAAAAACAAAAAATTGTTAGACCATTCGTAGAATCTATGAACTCAGATGAAGGTCATTTTTATAAAACAGAAGCAGGTAAGATATATCCAAGCATAACTACAGTTTTAAAATTATTAGATAATAAAGAATGGTATCCATTTTGGATAGCTAAAATTTCAAGAGATGAAAATATAACAGAAGCCCAAGCAGAAAAAAGAGCAGAACAAATAGGTGCAGGTAGTATTAAAGTGGGAAATAGAATACATGAACTTGCAGAAAAATGGTTAAACAATATAACAAAATTCGATAATACAGATGAAGAATATGAAGTAGATATTGAAAAATTGTTTGATGTATTAGCAGAACATTTAGTAGATCATGTAGATAACATACATGGAACAGAAATAAAATTATATAGTGATTTACTTGAACTTGCGGGAACTGCTGATTGTGTAGCAGAATATGACGGGGAATTATGTATAATTGACTTTAAAAACAGCAGAAAACCAAAAACTAAATCTCAATGTAATAGTAAGGATTACTTTATACAACTATGTGCATACGGTAAAATGTGGGAGTTTTGTACAGGTAAAAAAATAAAACATGGTGTTATACTAGTCATATCATGGGATGGTAAATTAAAACCATTCAAGGTAAACCTAGAAGATTATGAAGCAAAGTTATATCAGAAGTTAGTCCTTGTAGAACAGAAAAAAGCCTTAAATACTATAAAGTAAAAAATTATATATGGTTAAAATCATCGAGAAAAAAGATGAAATAACAGGTAAAAAAGAACTAGTTATTGATAAAAGAACTTTACCAAAGAAAATTCCAGCTAATTTTAAAAATTTAAATTATGCTAGAAATTTACCACCTGAGTGTAATGGGTGTCCATATAGACCGCAAGAACTAGGGGGTAATGGTATATGTCCAAAATTTAAAGCAGATTCATTATGTGTGATTAGAAAAGATATTGCAAAAATAGTAGATCAAACAGGTGGTAGAACACTTGATTTAATGGAAGCAGAATTTCATAATAATTTTGAAAAACTTGTATTTTTTGAAAGTTTAGAAGATCAACATGGGGAATTAAATCCTGAAGTTACAAAGCGTATAAATTCACTTACCAATTTGGGTAAGGTTATTAGTGAAATTAAAACAAAAAGAGAAACCGTTGAAATTACCCAAAAAGAAACATTAACTGAAGATCAAAAACACGATATAGCAAAAACAGTTAAACTGAGTAGGGAATTATTAGATGAGTCTTAGAAAATTACCACCTGTTGAATATGTAAAAGATCCTGTTGAATACGCCAAGATACTTGTAGAGTCATTTAAAAAATGTTCTTTTTTTGTAGATAAATACTTAGGTTTTGATGTATTTCCATATAATCAAAAATTTCTAGATTGTTATGATCGTTTTATTGTATATAGAACAGGAAGGCAAGTTGGCAAGTCCACAAATGCAGCTTTAAAAGCTATACACTTTGCTTATTTTGCACCATTGTTTGCAAGCAATATAGATACAGGGGTGGCTAATGTAGTTATAGCTTCACTATCTAAAGATCAGGCTCACTTGATTTTATCTAAGATTAGTGAGTTTATACACATGAGTCCTACATTAAGTAAGAAAGTTTCAAAGAGAAATTAAAACAGAAATTACATTAGAATGGTATGATGGAACTGGTAGAACTAAATTTTATTGTAAGACCAATAGGTGATACAGGCGATTCATTGAGGGGATTTACAGTTCATTATGCTATACTTGACGAAGCTGCCTACATTCCTCAAGTAGTTTTTGATGCCTTTTTACCTTCAACAGTAACTACTAAACCACATATATTACTTACAAGTACACCAAAAGGAAAATCAGGTCAATTTTTTAAATCATGTATGGATTCACATACTATATATGAACATGGTAAACCTAAACAAATAGAAGGAAAAAGTGATAAAGAAAAGTATCCATGGACACAATTCCATGTTACTACGTTTGATAATCCACTTGCAGCTAGCGATCCACAGGTTCTTAAACTAATTAAAGGCACGACTAAAGCTGCGGAAAGACAGGAAATATATGGGGAATTTCTCGATGGGGGTAATAGTTTAATTCCATATAATCTTTTACAGGAAGCCTTAACCCCTGTTGATAGAAAGTCTTTTGAATACTATGATGCAGGAGTAGATACAAGCGGAAAAGGTGCAGATGAGACTGTTGTTACTATTGTAGGTGTGAGGGATAATGTTGTTTACCCTGTTGAAATATATACTGAATTAACTACTGAACAACCCAAACTTGCTAAAAAGATTTCAGAATACAATAGAATATATGGATTAAGAAGGGTATATATTGATGAAACAGGTATGGGCGACACACTTGTAGATTTATGTAAAGAAGTTGATCCTAATATGGTTATTTATGGAGTTAATTTTAAGTCAGATAAAACCGATTTATATATAAACTTAGAACGATTATTTGAAGAATTAAATGAAAAAGGGGCAGGAAGATTGATTAATTTGTCATTATTAGATGATTATAGTAAGGATAAACTTGTTGAACAGTTATCATATATGTATTGGGATCATGGAAAATTTAAAGATCAACAACCTAAAGTGCGTAGTGAACACGCTGATGATTACAGTGATAGCATATCTTTAGCTTGTTTTGGACAGCAAAAAGTAGAATTCATGCGTGAAGTACCTGATTTATGGGGAATTGATAGTATTGGCAATTATGAAGGTTGGTAGGCAATCAAAAACCTTAAATACCAAGTATATATTAATTTAATATGCCATCTAATCCCTCTAAAGGAGACAGTAATAAAGATAATGAAGAATGGATCAGTATAGGCGGTAAAAAAGTTAAGATTGATCCTGATGAAGATAAAGAGTCATTAACTAGAGATGTTATGCCGAGTTTAAGAGGAGAAAAAGAAAAGAATACAAAAGAAGCTCAAAAAGTATATAAAAGACGACTTGATTTAATTAAATCAAGATTAGCACCACGAGATGAAGTGGTTTTTGCAGAATATAAAAAATCAGGAATTGTAGCAGGTTTTAATGGTAATACAGTAAATATAATGTGTGAAGGAAGAATATATCCAATTCAAAAAAACGATTGTTTCAAAAAATCTGAACTTTTAGGAGATAGACATTGGGATACATTAACAAATGTAGATAGAGCAGAACTTTTAAAATCATATAATTTACCAACATATTATTATAAGCAAAATTGGGGAAATCTTTCACCTGATATTAGGGGAGCATTATTAAAAAATGTATCACCAGCAGGAACTACAACAGATACAACAGGAGTACATAATCCAGTTTTTAACCCTGTTAATGAAGAAAAATCTGTTTCAGATACAGTGAAAGATGAAATCTCACGACAGCATAAATCAAAAAATCACGAGGAATCTGAGTCCAAGAAGGACACTAAACAATATTCCTAGGTGAATTTATCTGAAAAGAAAAGAAAAAATTTTAAGATGTAAATGTCCATGTAATAGAGAATTACCATCTAGATATAAAGGCAGGCAAAAAATATTTTTTGATTCTCCTGTTTGTAGAAAAATTTGGCATAATATGTCAGAAGAAGATCAAAAAATAAGATTAAAAGAAATGGAAGAAGCAGAATATTAATTTTTACTAGCGTAAGTGCTTTTTGGTTCACAATTAGCTGGATGATTTTTTTCGTATTCTGATAGTATTCTTTCTAGAACTACTGCATCACTTTCATATCCTTTTCGTTTTTGATCAGGTTGTGCATATTTTCTTATTCTCAATTTTTGAGATTTAAGTATGCTTATTGGTGTTGCAACTCTATTTGGATTAGATGGTCTTGCCATTAAAATAATATAACAATGTGGGATATATAAGTCTTTGTTTCTATAGTATGTTGCAAACATTTATATGTATCAATATGGTTTACAATGTATGTCGGATTTTAACAAGTTTGGACAAAAATCAGGAGATTCCATAAATCTATCTGAAATCGGTGATAAAGTATTCACTATCACTGGAGTCGAGGACTCACCTTACACTGGTAAGGATGGGGAAGAAACTCCGGGTGTAAAGATTTCGACAGCTGAAGAATGGGAAAAAGAAGATGGTACAAAAGTATCAAAAATCCATACAACAAGACGAGCTGTTGTAAGTAAGCTGGTAGATGTAGATTTGAGAAAAGCTCTTGAGGATGGGGAAACTTTCAAAGTAAAGTGTCCTAATGAGAAAGTCAAAGCCAAAGGTGGTGGCATGGCTTACTACGATCTAGTAGCAGCTTAATAGCACTACAACTCTTTCTTTTTTTATTGTTTATCATTAATGTTAATCATTGAATTTTCTTTATATACTAACCACGCCTGCTGAAAACTTATATGTTAAAAAAACCATTTTATATATATGGCACAAATGCCGACATTACTTCCAAAAGAGGTAGAAATCCAAAGATTAAAGAAAATATGGCTAATCGTAATAGCTATGGGTTCTGTTGCAGCTTCAGTAGAAGTTGATAATTTTGTGGATGGTTCACTTCATCAAACATCTATTAGGGATAGTGCATTTACACCTGCTCATTGGTGGTTATATTCTCATTTCGTGGCTTTGCCTTTGGGATGGGGAATGGCAGCTATATATGACAGGAAGATCCCTGTTTTGCGTGGTGCAAACAACTCTATAAATACAGGTTTAAAAATAACCATATTAGGTTATTTGGCTACTATGTTTACAATAGGAGTAAATGAAATGTGGCACTTTTGGTTTGTAGAGGAAATCTTCGCAGTTCCTAATCACTGGATGTTTAACATGGGTGTTGTAGTGGCTTTCATGGGAGCATTAGCATACGTTGTACGTGTATATGCTAGATTAGTTGAACTTGGAGCAGAAACTCCGGGTGAAAATCCTTACGTTGCAGAAATGTATAAAATGGCTCTTGAAGGCAAACTATACAGTAGATCAATCCCATAATCCTTCTTTTTTACATACATTTATATTGCGGTATGTGTATTAACTTTTAATGACAGAAATGATTGAAATCATGAAGAATCTGAAAACTCAATGGGGAATTCTTAAAGATGAGAAAAATCCAAAAATTGATAGAAGAAAAGCTTGTAAAATAATCATTGATTTATCCAATGAAGCAAAAGTTTTAGATCCTAAGTTTGAAACTATTGATATGAACAACACTCAATATTCTGAGTTTGTTCCAAAAACTTACAAAGTGGTTAGTAATGTAAATTGGGGAGATATTGATAAAATTTCAATATCTGAACAAAAAGCATCAGATCTAGTAGATCGACTTGAAGCAATAGCAGTTCAGAAAACTAGAAAAAGATTACCTAATGAAGCAGAAGATTCACAAAAATTTGGAATGATCGTATCCGCTTACACAGATAAACTGTTAAGAGCATACACTTTCCAAAATTCCTAATTTTTACTAACATTTATAAGTAGGGTATATGTGAGAAATATAACATGGATTCAACTTTCATAAATATAGATTTAGAAAAAATTGACGATGTAATAGATCTAGAAGTATTTAGTGATGAACATTTTGGTGATCCTAAACGTGATATTGCCTTATGTGAAAAAAGAGAAAAAGCAGTATTAGATAATCCATTAAGATATACCGCANTTNGCGGGGATATGTTTAATAATATAATGCCATGGGATAAGAGATATACCTTAGAATCTAGTGATCCTGTTCCTTCACTTACACGAGAAATTGAAGCATGGGGAAGAACATCATGCAACACTTTTTTGACTTAAATGAGCAGTTAATTAACTCAGGTCAAGCACCTAAAATTTGGTATGGATTAGCAGGTAATCACGAATATATGGATAAGAATATTGATCATTACAGGATGAAAAGTATATTTGATAAACAAAGTATAAAATATTTAGGAAGTAAAGGTTGGGTAGGACTTCAAGTTAATTTCAATGATAAACCATTAAGAAGATGGAAATTATTTGTAGCACATGGATTTGGAAGTTCACAGGCTTTAGAAAAAACCACTTGAAGATATGAAGGTAAATAATTATGCAGATGTTTTCTTGATGGGGCATTTACACAGGAAATTTATAACACAACAAATTGTATATGATTATTCATTTGAAAAACAGGAATATGTTGAAAAAGAAATCGTTTTAGGAAATACGGGAACATTTAGTAATAGTATAATTAGAGGTAGAGATAGTTGGTTTGAACATAGAAATAAAGGTGTTCANTCAAAGCCGGGAACTATAACAGTGTCTTTCGATGCTTATGGGGGTAAATTAGGTTGTCATTTATAGAGGATGATAGTATAAACGGATCAGTAATTGAATCAACTTCTGATGGTGATTATAAACCAAGACCTTCAAGTAGTCTTAGAAATAGACTAATTGAATATGGTATTGATCATAAAGAATTTACTAAAGAAGATTTATATCTAGATGTTAGTTCTAGCGGGGTGGCTACTGTTATTGTTAAATCTTTAATACAAAAAGGTATATTTGTAGAACATACTTTCAACTGTCATAATTGTAAATTTTATACCATAGATAAAACAAAGATTAATATAGATTAGGTGTTTAACCTATCTATGAATTATCCTGAAAATTTATCAAAATAATAATAAAATTTGGTATAATAGGTGTCTATTATATTTCCATACTTGTCAAAAATCAAAGGGTTTTATAGGGGAATTTAACTGGATAAGGAAGGAATTAGGCTTAATAAAGCCACCACAAATGAATATTAAAGAGGATTCTCAATAATACTTAAATACTAAAACATATCTAATTTAAACATGGCTATTGCATCTTCAGATATTAAACTAAGATATTCAGGCGGAGCAAGTAATACTAACGCTAATGATTCTTATGGCGGTGCTATGTCAACAGCTTCAGGTGGTATTATTACTACAAACGTACTAAATAACGATATGGATGACATTACTTCAGCAGAAGCTTCTTCAGGAATTACCATTTATCACAACTATTACTATAAAAATGAGCATGGCTCACTTACATATATTAGTCCTAAATTTTATATTGATACTCAAACAAGTTCAGGAGATACAAGCGTTGCTATGGCACTTGTAGCAGAAGCAAAAAACGTTGCAACTACACAACTCGCTAATGAAACAACAGCACCTTCAAATATTACCTTTACTACACCAGCAAATTACGCAGGTGGAATTGCAATAGGTAGCCTTAATGCAAGTGATTATAGAGGAATTTGGGTAAAATATATTGTAGGTTCTAGTGCATCCGCAGCTTTGGATTCATACACACTAGGAATACAAGGCGACTCTAACCCATAGGCATAGAATATTTTTTCAAGTCATATATGGATATATATTATATAATATATCTTATATTTCGCTTTATTTAGAGCCAAAATATTTAAATACTAAACCGTATTGATCATATCATAATGCCTAAATTTGATAAATCTACATCTGAAGCTGAATTAAGAAAACAAGCAGAAGAAGATGTTGCAAGAATTTCTAAGACAATTCAACATGATTCTGCTGGTAGAGAATATATTTGGCAAGAAGATAAAGGCTTTTTTGAGAGTGAAGCAGATGAAAACGGTAAAACATGGATTAAAGGTATTGATTCAAGTGTACCGGGATTTTGGTTTAACTGTCCTAAAATAACAGGGGCAAATTCAAAAGGATACGATATTGTGTGTGCAACACCACATTTCGTTTTCATATATCAAGATGGTGAGAAACTAACTTGCAGAAAATGTAATGAAGAAAACACCATAAAACTCGTAATTCCTGAAGGGGAGTAACGAGGTAAAAATATATGACAGATCTAACAGCACTAACTGAAATTACATCACCAACAACAGATGATTTAGTATATGTTGTCGATGCACCAACAGGAGCAAAGAATCCTAGAAAATGTAGTATTGCAAACTTAGTTGCAAGTGCAAATGTAGATGCAGCTAAAATTACAAGTGGCATTTTAGTCATTAGCAAGATTAACAGGAATTACAACATCACAATTATCCGCAACAGCGGGAATTACAAATAGGTCAATTAGCAGGTTCTATTGCAAACAGTAAACTTGCAACAGATCCACTAGCAAGAGCAAATCATACAGGAACTCAAGCACATACAACAATTTCAGATTTTGATACAGCTGTTCAAACAAACAGATTAGATCAACTAGCAGTTCCAACAGGTGCAGTTGCATTAAACTCACAAAAAATTACGGGATTAGCAAACGGTGTAGCATCAACTGATGCAGCTACAAAAGGTCAAGTAGATACAGCAGTAGCTTCAGATATTACACTTAAAGGTGCTTATAATGCAAATACAAATAGTCCAAACTTGGATAGTAGTCCATCATCAGGTACTATACTTAAAGGAGATCACTATGTTGTATCTGTAGCAGGTAACTTTTATTCAGAAGCATTACAAGAAGGCGATAGTCTTATTTCAGAAGTAGATAATCCTTCAGCTATCGGGGATTGGATTATAACTAACAGTCAAATAGTAACTCCAATAGTAACCGCAAACATAGCTGATGATGCAGTCACAACTGCTAAAATAGCTGATAATCAAATTACAAATGCTTTAATGGCAGATGATGCTATTGGTATTGCAGAATTATCTGCAACTAATCACAGTACAAGTAAATTCTTAAAAGGTGATAACACATGGGCAGATGTTCCAGCAGGATATAACGCACCAACAATAGGTAACACATCTATAACTTCGGGTGGAACATTTACTGATATTGACTTAGCAGATAACACATCAGCACCATTAAAATTCTCAGAAAGTTCAAATGATTATTTAACATTTGATACTACAAACTCATCAGAAAAAGTAAAAATTCAGAAACAACTTTGTTTATATGATTCAAAAGGAGTTGTTATGTATGACGATGATAACAATTATTATTCAGGTTTTAAACCACATGGAACAACAACTGCTAACTATCAATTAATTTTACCACCAGCAACAAGTTCAACAACAGGTCAAGTATTAAAAATGTCCTCAACAGCAAATACATTAGAATGGGGAAGTGCAGGTGGAGCAGATACAAATGTAGCTTTCACAAACACAACTAACACAGCATACGCTGGTGATACAAATAACAATTATTCAAGTGTCGGAGCAGGAAATCGAGATGTATATATTAAAAAAATTGACACTAATAACGAAGGCGTTTTCGCAAAAATTTGGAAAAATGGAGTAGCTGTAGAAGTACAGTTAGCTTAGGAGTTATTCAAATTGGTCGAATACCTAAGTGGTAATAGAATACAGGGAACTTCTACATTAACATCATCACCACCACAAACAAGTTGGAAGAAATTAGGTTCAGGAACAATTTCATCAGGTTCAGCAAGTGCTTCAACATCTTCATTTACAGCAAAAGATAACATGATGGTTTTGGGAAATATTAATGGTGGAAATGGATATGCAATACAATTTGGACATTCAAGTGGTGCAATAGACACTGGTAGTAATTATCGAGAAAGATATATCACAGATGGAACAACAAACACACAAGCACTTAGAGGTGATATTTGGTGTTATTATGATAGTAATGATGATCAAATGTTTAATGTATCTGAAATTAGTAATTATAATGGTGCAGAAAAATTTGTATTTATGAAAACTGCAAGTAGAGATGGAACTTCACCAAAATTAAACAAAGCAGTTGGTAAATGGACACAAACAAATCAAATTGATAAAGTACAAGTTAAGTCATTTAGTAATGTTAGTGCTGATTCTAAATTTGTTGTAATAGGTTGCGATAATGATGAAAGTGATTCAGGTACAAACTTTTGGGAAAGTATAGGATCAAAGACACTCGATTCCACAGTAAGTAGTTTTTCAGTAGATTTAACAAGCACAAAAGACTTTCTAATGTTTGTACTTACAAAAGAGAAAACAGGTGGTTATGTCAACCCTAAATTAGCTTTTAATGATAACACAAGTAATTATAAAACACGTTCAAGTGATAATGGTGGTTCACCTACTGATCCATCAGGTGGTGGAACTTCAAATATTTTCCTAAGAGCTGGTGAAGCAGATGGAAGATCATTTACAGTTGGTTATATTTGTAATTTAGCTGGAGTTCAACATGGAGTTATAACAGATTCAACTAACGCTGGTTCAGAAGGAGCTGGAACTACTATTGATAGAAATCAAGCTTTTGGTTGGTGGCAAGATACATCAAGAATCACAAAATTAAATTTCACAAAATCTGCAAGTGGTTCTTTTGCAAGTGGAACTAAAATAGAAGTATTTGGTGGTAATATATAATGGCAAAAACATGGAAAAGATTAAGAGATGTTGTCACAGTAGCAAATGATGGTGATCAAATATCACAATTCACTTTTGATGCAAATGATTACTTGAAAGTTGTATTTTTTATTAAAAAAGAAGGAACTGGTGATATGACATTATTTCCAAACGCTGTAACATCAGGTAGTAATACTTTCACAGCAAGATATGGAAAAGACTTTGGAAGTTTAACTTCAAATAATAATCATATAGGAATACATGGAAACTATGGACAATTAGAAGGCGATTGTTTAGCAACATATTATATTTCAAATAAATCAGGTGAAGAAAAATTAATTTTATGGGAATATGCTTTGGGAGCTAGTGGTGACAATGCACCTGATAGTTTTGAGGCTTCAGGCAAATATACAACAAAGACAGGTCAAATAACATCATTTAGTGCAACTTGTGGTAGTGGTGGATTTGGAGCTGGTACTTGGATAGCAGTTTATGGAATTGCAGATGATGTACTCACAGATGAAAAAACTACACTAACAAACGTTCCTATAAATTCTAGATATGAAGAAGTAGATACAAGAAAAATATATCGTAGAGCAATACCATCTTCCCCAGAAGCAAGTAAGAACTATGTGTATGGCACATCACAACTTCCAGCAGGTTCTAATGCTACTGTAAGTATTGGTGATAGTGGAACAAAAATGTATTTGACAAGTAATAGTTCAAGTGATTCACAAAAAGGATATCAATATACATTAAGCACAGCATATGATGTTTCAACAGCTTCTTATGCAAGTAAAAGTTTCCAATTTGGTTCACAGTCACAAGATACAAGAGGAATGAAATGGAAAAATAATGGAACATATTGTTACAAAATGTCAGATCAAACAGGTAATAAAGCAATTTATAGATATACAGCTTCTACAGCTTGGGATATATCGACATTAGGAAGCAACCAAAGTTATACATACAGTAGTGTTCAAACAGGTGGAAAAGATGTTGAATTAAATGATGATGGAACAAAGATGTATGGTCTAGCTGATAATGCTACAATATATCAATACACATTATCAACAGCATGGCAAGTAAGTAGTGGTGTTTCATCTGCAAGTAAATCACACAGTTGTCAATCACAAGATAATGCTCCAAGAAGTTTCCAAATAACAAATAGTGGAACAAAATTAAGATATTTGGGTTCGCAATACAATAAGCTATACACATATACACTTTCAACAGCATGGGATATTAGTACAGCAAGTTATGATGGAGCTGATTCAGATATTGATTGTAATACATTTACAGATAATCCTTATGGAGTTTGGTGTAAAGATGATTTCTCATGGTTAGCAATAGGATCAGTAGATAGTCCTTATGATGTTCAACAGTTTGATAAAGATCCAGTTTGGAAAGAGCGGGGGGTTGCATAGGAATTGACAATTACACACTTAGGAGCAAAAAGATTACAAGGAACTAAATTTGATAGAGTTAATGATTCATTAGGTTCAAGTGCAGATGGAACAAACACTGGAATTACATTAATTGAATCACCATTCTTAGGTAGTGGTTTGCAATTTAATGGTGCAGGTGGTGGTTCTACAAACAGAGTTGACTTTGCAAATACTAATAATTGGAAATTCTTCCATGATGATACAACTGATTGGTCTATGAATTTTTGGGTTTCATTTACAAGTATGAGTGATGTCCAAAATAATATTTACAAACATGGGTTCTACAATATCTAACACAGGTATTCAAATATTNTTTGATCCAGCAGGTAATGGAAATAATGCAATTAGAATTAGGTTAGGAAATGGAACAAGTAGTGCAAGAGCTAATTGGACNACAGNTAATAATTTCATTCCAGCTTTTGATACTAGATATATGATAACAATTACTTATGATGCAACATCTAATGTAATAACAATTTATCGTGATGGTTCAAATTCAGAAAATTCAGGTGCATTATCAAATTCAGCTTCAACTTCTAATCCTCATAGTGCTTTAAGATTGGGTGCTGATAATCAAGATTCAGGCACATGGCGTATGAAAGGCAAGTTTAATCAACTGTTATTCTATAAGAAAAAATTATCAACTTCTGAAATTTCTGCTATTATATAATAGTGGTAATGGTGATACAACACCTGATACAGGTAATCTTTATGGTTGGTATAAATGGGATAGTAATGGAACAGATACTCAAGGAAATAATAATGCAACAGTAGATTCAGGTGTAGATTATCTAGGTAGTCCTAAACTTGGCACAGGTGCTT